CTTGCCGCTAACGGTACTGAGGCTATGGACCTCATCACGGCTTCGATGCAAAAACTACCCGCAACGGTCCGCGGGGAAGTCCTGCCGGTCATGGATGAATACTCTAAGCACTTTGCCGGCCTCGGTATCGACGGCGAAACGGCTATGGGCATGATTACGGCGGCCGGCGCTGACGGTGCTATCGGTATGGACAAAATGGGCGACGCCGTAAAAGAATTTCAGATTCGCGCGACGGATATGTCCAAAAGCACTAGTACGGCGTATGAATCCTTGGGCCTGAACACTGAGGATATGACGCGCCGGCTGCTGGCCGGCGGGGACACTGCCGAGGCGGCTATGGGCGAAATTGTCCACGGTCTACAGGGGGTAAAAGACCCGGCGGAACAATCGGCGCTAGCGCTGGCCTTGTTCGGTACTCCCCTTGAGGATTTGAGCGTCGATCAAATACCGGCGTTCCTGGGGATGATGGACCCAATGGGGGATAAGTTCGCGGACACTGAGGGGGCCGCGGCTAAATTCGGGGATACCCTCAACTCGGGGCCGGGCACGTCGCTGCTGACCCTGCAACGGACCGTCGAAACGGCTTTCGGGTCCATAGCTGAACAAGCCTTGCCGGTGCTTACGGAAGTGCTCGGGTTCATCACTGAAAACCAATGGGTACTAACCGCGCTTGCCGCGGTGGTCGGCGGGGCGCTGGTCCTGGCGTTCACGGCGTGGGCTATCTCGGCGTGGGCCGTGGTGGCTCCGCTGCTGGCTAACCCGGTTACCTGGATTGTGCTGGCCATTGTGGCGCTGATCGCGGCGCTTGTCCTCCTGATTATGAATTGGGACGCCGTGGTGGCGTGGGTCACGCAAGTTTGGGGCGGCTTCGTCAACTGGGTCGGGGAAGTGTTCGCCGGCCTCGGCTCCTGGCTGGTCCAAATTTGGGACGGGTTCGTTTCCTGGTTTATGGGTATCCTGTCCGGCTTCGGTTCCTGGGTGTCCGACGTCTGGAATGGCTTGTGGCAGTGGGTCGGGTCCGTTTTTGCCGGCTTCGGTTCGTGGCTGTCCTCGATCTGGTCCGGGATTTCGTCCTGGTTCATGGGCGCGCTGTCGGCGTTCGGGTCCTTTATCGGCTCAATCTGGACGGGAATCGTCAATTTCGCCGTTGGGGTCTGGAACGGGCTGGTTTCGTTCATTGCCGGGATTCCGGGGGCTATCTTCGGGTTCCTGGGCCAACTCGCGGCCCTGGGCGGTATGGCGCTTGCCTGGTTCGGCGGCGTGCTGTCCTCCGCTAGCGCGAAACTCGGGGAACTAATCGGTTTCGTGGCCGGCATACCGGGGCAAATTATCGGGTTCTTCGTGGGCCTCGGCTCGATGCTGTGGGACGCCGGCAGCCAAATTATCGGCGGTCTGCTCGACGGGCTCAAGGCGGGCTTTCAGGGTGTTATGGATTTCGTGGGCGGTATCGGGGATTGGATCGCGTCCAATAAGGGGCCGAAAGCGTACGATATGGCGCTCCTGATCCCGGCCGGCGGCTGGATCATGGGCGGGCTGTCTAAAGGTCTGCGGGCTGAGATTCCGGAACTGCAGCGCACTATGTCCGACATTACGGACACTATCCGGGTAGGCGGGCCCCGCGGTGTCGGGGTGGACGTCTCCGGGCAAGTCGCCGTTGCCGGGGCTCCGGCAGCTGCGGCGGCGTACGCCGGCGCGCCGGCGGCGGCGGACGGTGGAGCTGCGGGCCGGGTTCTGAACGTGACCGTTAATAACCCGGTGCCGGAACCGGCCGGGGCCTCCATCACTTCGACGCTTGCGAAAGTCGCTTATCTCGGACTTGAGGGGGACTAGGTGGAGACGTGGACTATAGACGGGGTGCCGCTGCTGACCCTGGCGGCGGACGTCCAACGGGTGGACTCCGCGGTGGTTCCGCCGTTGCGGGGCGACGACCGGCGGTACGCGTTCCGGCCCGGTGCTGAGTACCGGCCGCGGGTCACTGACTCGGGGTCGCTGACGCTGGGGCTCTGGCTGCTCGGGATGGACGGGCCGGGCTCGACGTCGGCGGCGTGGGAGGCCAATTATGCCGGCGCGGAACGGCAGCTGCGGCGGCTGCTCCGGCCGGACGGCGGCCGGGAATTTACGATTTCCAAAACGTGGACGGATGATTTGGGGTCCCATACGGCGACGGGCCGGGGCATTGCCGGCAGTATCGAACGGGCCCGGTCGGGCAGGTTCGCCGGCCGTCTCACTGTCGATATCGGCATGGCTGACCCGTTTTTCTACGGGTCCGCGGTCGCGGTGAACCTGCCGGCCGGGGCCGCGGTGGTGGTCGATAATCCGGGGGACGCGCTGACAACGGCGCTAACCCTGGACCTTGCCGGGCAGTTGTCTAACCCGAAAGTGACCAACTCAACCGGGGACGACGTGTGGGTCAAGCTCGGAACCGATATAGCGGGCGGCGACTCCATCCGGGCGGACGTGCTGACCGGCTCCGTCCTGCGGGACTCGGACGGGGCCAACCTTATCGGCACCCTGACTCATTCCGGGGCCCGGCCGTGGCTGCTGCTGCGGCGCGGGGCTAACACGGTAACGCTGACAACTGACAGCGGGGCCGGCTCCGGTGTCCTGACTTTCCAACCTGTCTATTACTGAGTAAAGGGGGCGCGCCGTGCCTATTGATCGTGGCGGCAAACACTGGTGTAACCCGGCGGCGGAAACGCCGGACGAAAACGGGGCTTGGACGTGTCCGGGATGCGGGAACGTCTGGACCTTTGACGCTGACCGGTCCTTGTGGACCCTGGCGGAAGATGCGGACCCGGCGGAACCGGCGGAACCGGAACCGGCCGCGGACCCGGCGGCCGTTCCGCCGGCCTCGGACGCGGTGCCGGCTCCGGCAGCTGCGCGGCAACGTAAGGGCGGGGGGAAGTAATGGCCGGCAACTATCCGGACGCGCCGTCCTGGCGTATGGCTTTTGACCGGGACGGCACGCAAGTTTATCGGATCGTTAACAACGTTCCGGCGGCGGTGACGGCGGCCAATATTGCCGCTATGAACGATGAAGACTCGGATACGTACTCGTTTGGGACGGCGGCGCAACTGCTGTTCCTGTTCCCGGAACTGCGGGACCTGGACGCGATGGCGACTTCCTGGGCCAACTTCGGCGGCTCCGGCAGTGCCAGCATGTCCTCGGTTCAAGTCTCGGCGGACACAACAAACGGGGTCGACGGAACCTGGGCCACTATATCGTTACCGGCTAACCAAGGGACGGTAAAGCCGGGGTACCGGACCGGGGTTGCCAGTAGTACGGCGCTAGCTATCCGGGCGGTCCGGTTCCAAACCTCCTCAAGCGGGCAGGGCTCGTTGGGTATCTACTTCCTGCACTTGTACGGGGAAATTGCGCCGGGGCAGAATCCGCATAGGTTGGACCTCTGGCACCCTACGCTTGATGAACGGCTTACGCCGGCGTATTTCGATTGGGGCGACGTGCCGCGGTCCTCGTCTGCGGACCGGCTGTTCCGGGTCAAGAACCTTTCGCCGTCCCAAACGGCTAACGATGTTCGTGTGGCGATGGAAACGGCTAGCGATACCACGCCGTCTGTCGCTGCTCAACATACCTTGAGCTACGGCGGCGGGTCTTTCCTGGCTCAAGTGAACATTGGCGACGTCGCGCCGGGGGCGATTAGCGGGCCGGTCACGCTGCGGCGGATCACGGCGTCCGACGCTACTTTGGGGCTCTGGACGTTCCGAGTGTTCGCTGAATCCACGGATTGGAGCTAGGTTATGACCGTTCCGGCGCGGAACCTGAGTTTACGGGCGCACTTCGGCGCGGACCGGCACCCTACGCTCTCGCTTGGCACGCTTTACGTTGCACTGTTCAACGGTGACCCGGCCGGGGCCGGGGTGGAACCGACGTCGGCGGGCGGGTATGCGCGGATTGCTAAAACCAATGATGCGACGCTTTGGGGCACCCTGTCCGGGTCCGCGGTGTCGGCGTCCAACTCCGGAACGGCCGGTGAAATTCTCTGGCCGGCCGCGTCCGGGCTTTATTCTGAACCGTCCCTAACTCATTGGGCGATATTCGATAATTCCGCGGGCGGGGTCCTGTGGTACTCGGGGCAGCTGGCGGCCGCGCTGGTGGTGACGGGTGCCGGCGACGTGCCGCGGATACCGGCCGGCGCGTTCTCGATTAGTCAGGGGTAGGTCGTGGCGGTTCTGGATATGGCGGCGGCCGGGGCGCTGGGCGGGCAGCTTTTCGCGGTCCGGGGGTTCATCGGTTCCTATGAACTGGCGATAACCTCGCCGGCGAACGGGACACGGCTGCCGGCGCTGGCCGTGCCGGTGGGCTATTTCCTGTCCTCAACCGGGCCGGCTATGGACGCGGAATTTCAGGCGGCGACTGATGCCGGGTTTTCCAACCTGGTTTATTCCAACACGTTTAGCGGGCAGGGGTCCGGCGCTCATTCGTTTACGGTGTCCGCCGGGCTGGTGAACAAGACGACGTACTATCTCCGCGGCCGGGTCACTGAGGCCGGGCTCGGTGCCTGGGGTGCCTGGTCGCCGGTGGTGACCTTTACGCCGGACCTCGACGCGGGTAAGGGCTGGGCTTACTCAAATTTCAATATCGGGGCGGACTATTTCCCGGACCCTGACGTGGCGGCCTTCGTGGACTTCAACGTCGGCGCTCAACACTTCCCGGACGCTGACGCGGTGCATTTTGTCAATGAAAACGTGGGCGCGGCGTTCTTCCCGGCGTCTCAATCCTGGCACTTTGCGCACTGGGGCGACGTGTCCACTAACACGCCGGTTCCGCATTTGTGGTTTCTCAAGCCGGCCGCCGGCCGGTCCGGGGATGGGATCCAGCTCTACTGCTTCGGCGTGGGTGATCTGCCGGCGACGTACGCCGGCGTCGTGGAAATTGACATGGGCGGCGGTCAAGGCTGGGTAAGTTTGCCGGTTGTGGGCTGGCAGACGTTCCCGGCGACGCCGGCAGCGTACACGGCGGCGCGGGTACTTGACCCGGAAAACGCGCTTATTGATATGCAACATACGGTCGTTTCGGTGACTATCCCGGCTGATCTGCTGCCGCCGGGTTACTCGCTGCGGCTTAGGACTGAGGGGCCCTAATGACTACTCGGGTTAGTAACTCGGCGTTCCTAACGATTCTGCCGCCGGTCGCGGCCGGCGGGGTGGGCTGGACCCTGCGCGTTCTCTCTGAACGCGACTACGCTTCGCCGGTGGCACTCGTGGAACGGTTCGCCGGGGTCGGGTTCACGGTCGACGCCAATTCTGAGGGCGGCGGAACTGTCACGCTTGACGCGGACGACCTGCTGTTCACGGAAGCGCTGCCGGCCGGGGAAACGGTCCGGCTCCGTGACCAGGAGGCACTGTGGCAGGTGTTGGAAGACGGGGCGGTTAGGTTTGAGTTCCTGGCGGAAGACGTAGACGAGGACGTTATTCCGGCCGGCGGCGGGCCGCGGCAAACGGTCATTGCCGGCCGCGGCACCGGGTCCGTCCTTGAGTGGGCCCCGGTCCTGCCGCTGGGGCTGCCGACGCCGGTGTCTATGTCGCGGACCTTTGAGGACTTCCCTATGGTGGCTTGGTCCCAACTGTTTTTTGAGGCGCAAGACGCCGGGTTCCTGGGCTGGGTGTCCCTGACCTTCGATGATTGGGGCGACTCGGCCGGGGTGCCGTGGGCCGGCTCGGCGCAAAAGCTGACCGTTTCCGCCGGCGATACGCTGTTGGACCTGCTCAAGCGCTGGTGTGAAACTAACGAGTATTCCTGGCGCATGTTGCCGGGCTTCCGGGTGGAGGTCGTGCAAAATCCGGGCGTTCATCATGAAAACACGATTGTTTTTACCCAGTTCCGTTCTCAAGGCGAACATAAGCGGAAGATAACCCGGCGGGACCTGGCAAACGTGATTTATGCGGATTCCGGGGACAACGGGCTGGCCATAGCTCAAGACACGGCGTCGGCGGATAAGTGGCGGAAGCGGGCGGCGTGGGTGTCGGCTGGGGACTCGTCGGACGCGTCCGCGCGGTCGATGGTTGCCAATACGTCTTTGAGCCTGTCGAAAGATCAAAAGCTATCCCGGACCGTGCGGCTTATTCCGGACAACGACGGCCGGCGTCCGTTTCAGGATTTTGACCTGTTCGACTGGATAGGGGTTGAGGTACCGGACGACGATTCGGAATCGGGGGCGCGTAAGGTGTTGGGCCTGGCCGTGGAAATTGACGCGGACGGGGCCGTCAATTTTGAGGCCACGCTTCAATCCCGGTTTGAGGCGCGGGCGGTCAAGCTGCAAAAAGTCCTCGATAAGCTGGGCGGCTCGTCTCGGTCCGGGGCAGGTTCCGCGGCGTCGTCTCCGATCCCGGTGACGAAAACGCTTAGCGCGCTTGCGCTGGGTGAACTGTCGGACGTGGACCTAACGCTGCCGCCGGCCGGGTCGCTGCTCAACTATTCGGGCGGCCGCTGGGTGGACGTCGTGCCAAACCTGGACCTGCTCGCGGACGTCTCGACGTCGGGCGATGACGGTCCGGAAGACGGTAACGCGCTGGTTTATGATGCCGCGGCCGGGCTCTGGACGCCGGGGGCAGTCGCCGGCGGCGGCGGGTCCGGGGTGCCGTTGTCGGTTGTGGCTAGGTTCCCGCCGTTTGAACTGGCGGCGGCCGCGTCGACGTCGGCGTTCCGGCATAAGGGGGCCCGGTTCGATTGCCAGGCAGATTGTACGGTTACCCGCGTTTCGTCCAAACTGACGGCGGTTAGCGGCCGGGCTTATAAATTCGGGGTCTGGACCTATGACCCGGCGACGCTAAAACTCGGGACACTGGTCGGGGAAACGACGGTGACGGCGGCGACGTCTGCCGCCGGCGCGGTCCACACGACGGGCCCCGTTAGTTGGGACCTGGTGGCGGGAACAAGTTACGCCGTGCTGGTTAGTGACACTACGGGCGCGCCGGTCAATATCTGGTTTGCGACGGGTGCCGGCGCTTATGCGCTGCCGTCCGCGTTCGGGATGGTGCCGGGCGGCGCGTCATACCTGCGGACCAACACGGCGGCGCTTGCCTCGGCGGTGGCGCTGGAACAAGGCGTTTCTGATGCCTACGCTATCGGCTTGGACCTGCTCGGGTCCGGCACCGGCGGCGCGGCGGCTAGCGGCTGGGAAACGGTTATCGACGTTCCGGGCTCGGCGTTCGTGGCCGGCGACTGGACCGTGGCCGGCGGAACCTGGGGGTCCAACGGGGCGGAACTGACGCAAACGGCTACGGGCTCCAACTTGCGGGCCCGGCTGAATAAAAAAGTGCTTACCGGGTCTTGCATCGTGGACGTGGAAATTATGGTGCTTTCGTCCCTGAGTACGGACACGCAAGCGGGGGTGGTGATCGGTTACGCCGGGGCTATGGCCGGCACCCTGTACCGGCTCCATATGAACAATGCAACGGCGGACAAAATCGAAATTGAACAAGACCAAACGGTCGCGCGTCTCGTGGTGTCTACCAACTGGGGCGGGTTGAACGTCTGGAAAAAAGTGCGTTGTGTGCAAACGGGCGGCATGGCGTCTATCTACGTGGACGGGGTCCTGATCGGTTCGGCGGGTAACAACGTCAACGGGGCCCCTGACGCGTCATATGTGGGGCTCAAGACCAATACGGCGTCGGTCAAGTTCCGGAATCTCAAGGTATGGAATCCGGTTATGCCGGCGCTTCCGTGACCGAAAGGGGCGGGGTATGAACAATTGGGCGGACCGGCCTCCGCGCCGGCAGGCAGGGTTGGCGCGGCGGCTGCTCTACATGGTGCGGGAACCGGCGGCGATAAACGCGGCGCAAATATTGGCCTACGTCATGGCCGGCGGTGCCGGGTTGCTGGCGGCGGTGGGCAGTGCGCCGGTGTTCCTTACTGGCTCTATCGGGCCGCTGCTGTCCGTGCTGGTCGGCGGGGTCCTGGTGGTCGGCGGGATTGTCGGGGCGGTCGCCGTGGTGGCCGGTCACTGGTGGCTGGAACGGGTCGCGTTGCTGGTGGTCGGGCTGGGCTGGGTGATGCTGCTGCCGGCGGCGCTGTTCTTCGCCGTGGCCGGCCGGGGCTCGTCCGGGATCTGGCTTGTGGTTGCGCTGGTCATAACCGCGTTATCGGACGTGTTCAAGCGATACAAACGGGTCGATTGGGCCTATCTGGACCCTACGCGGTAAGGGGTGGCGGGCGGTGTGGACTCCGGAAATAATCACGGCGATTCTCGGCGTGGGCGGCCTCGGCTACATTCTGCCGAAACTTATCGACGGGTTTAGGGCGTGGCGGTCCGGTAAAGCGGCGGAAGAAAAAACGAAAAACCAGTCGCTTTTGGCGCGTCTGGTGGACGCGGAAGCTCGGGCGGAACGCGAGGCGACGTTCCGCCGGACCTTGGAAGAATACGCGGGCGCGCTGCGGCGGATGCTCGTTGAGTTAGGTATGCCGGCGGAAAAATTGCCGGCGTGGCCGGTCCGTAAAGACTGACGGGCCCGGCCCGGCGTCCATCCTGGGCGCTTCCCTCTCCCTCTACCCGTTCGGGTGGGGGGTTTTTTGTGTCTCGGAAAGGTACCCGCTATGTCCTATGACTTCATTACTGAGCACTCGGCAACGTTTTTTCATCCGCGTCCGCCGGGGCATACTTACGCCGGTATTGCGATTCACTGGTGGGGCGATCCGGCGCTCCGGCCGACGTTCGACGGCACTATCAATTATTTGGTGTACGGCGGGGCCAAAAATTCGGCTTCGGTGCATTACGTGGTTGAGGCCGGCCGGATAGCGTGCCTGTTGGATCCGGATACTCAACTTAGTTGGGGGCAGGGTGACGGGGCCGGCGGGTTCGGTAATACCCGGTTTATCTCGGTGGAACTTAACCCGCGGGCGAGTTCGGGCGACTATTTAACCGCGGCGGAACTGATCGCGGAACTTCGGAAAACGTACGGGGCCGGCCTCGTGCTGCGGCCTCATAAGTTCTTCACGGCGACGGCGTGTCCTGGGGTCTATGACCTGGGCCGGCTGGACGCGCTGGCTCGGGGCGTAAGTCCGGCACCGGCTCCGGCTCCGGTTCCGCCGGCACCGGCTCCGGCTCCTGCTCCGGCACCGGTGCCGGCACCGGCTGACCCTACGCGGATACATTGGATTGTTGAGCCGGGCGACACGCTGGGCCGGATTGCGGACTACTACGGCGGGCCAACGGTGGCGCAAATTGCCGCGTTCAACGGTATCCCGGACCCTAACCGGATTGCCGTGGGGCAAGTCATTTACATTCCGGGGCCGTTGGCCTGGGTCGTCGATCCGGGCGACACTCTGAG